AATTGATAAAAGTACGCGGGTGTTGGTATTTCATCCTCAAAAAATGGAAAGGTGTGCGCTTCATAACTACATTTAACATCGAGTAAAATTTCATTTGTATTTACATCTGGTGTTCCTGTTATCCAGTCATTGGAAAAATGTTCCTCATTCTTAAAAATAAATCCTAATCCTAAAACATCATTTACCAAACTAATTGCCTCGTCCTCGCATTGTAAACCCTTGTCCGTGTATTTGCTTGAAAACTCCTTTTTAATGCCGTACTTGTGCTCCAGAACGAGTTCTTGGATGTAACTCTTTGCTGTTTTGCTTAATGTTTCGGTCTTGGTTCTTGGTGCAGTCATTAATTTGCCCAGTGCTGAACAACGAACTTTCATATTGCTAAAGTTTTTAATTGTGCAGGTGTTAAAGAATAGGTTGCAATTAATTGCTCGGTTGTAAATTCTCCCTTGCCTATTGCGTCAATTGCTTTTTGAAATCTATCATTTGTTATTGTTGGTTTTTTGGCTTCCTGTTTTACTTGTTCTCCAGAGGCATCCGTGTCTTTGTCCGTAACTAAACCAAGCATTGAACTTAAAGCGTATCGTCTCAAATAAGTAATTGCACTTCCTAATACTTGGAACTCATTCATTCCTTTTAAAATTACTCCCTGTGGAATATCAATTTTGCTTTCGATACTCTCTGCGCTTTCAACGTGAAATAAACAAGTTGCTATTTGTGTTCCATTAATTAGTTGTGTAAATCCTAATCCGTGTTTTTTTAAAAGTGGGTTAATCACTTCAAAGATTTTTGGAAGGTCTGCGTAAGTATATCCGTAACCTTGTGTTGCTTTGTGGATCACTGGTACTTCTTGTTGAAATTCTGCAAGTGCTTTAAATAAATTTTTCATAGTTTTTGTTTTTGGTTTGTTTTTTAAATTAGTTAAATTGTGCGTTGATAAGCCGCACCCCTTATTTTTTTATTTGCTTAATTTTTCAATTTGTTTTTTGTAACTTTCAATTGCATTTTTGCAGTTTTCAATGTAACCCTTTTGAAAAGTAAAAGAAGTTGAAATTTGATTTTCTAATCTTTTAATGTTTTCTTGTAATAATTCAATTTGTGTTTTCATAGTTTTTGTTTTTGGTTTGTTTTTAATTATTTGTTGTTGTAAGTGTTGCACATTGCAATAAATTTTTTTCTTGGTAATTTTCTAAATTGCTCGTAACTTAAATTGTTTGCTTGTGCAATTAATACCATTTTTGCGTTTAATTCTGCTATTGTTTTCATTTTGTTTGTTTTTAATTATGTGTAAATGTACAACCTTTTTATATATAAATCTAATTAAAATATAAAAGTTATTAACAATTTAATTTTTATTACTTCAATTTCTGTTTGTAAACCTGTATTAATTCCTTTAATTCGTCCTTGCTCCATTTCTTAACATCGTGTGCAATTGCTTGTAAATTCATTAATCGTTCCGCTCCTATTCGTTCTTTTATTTCTATCTGGTAGTTTAACAGGTTGCCGCTCAAATATGTATTGCAGTGTTCACATTGCAGGTGCACGTTGTCCTCATTAAACCGCACGTTACTATGTCCGCCCTGCGAATAATAATGCCCTGCATTTTCTTTTTTACAAGGTTTGTTGCAACTAATACAATTTAAACCATTATCTCGTTGCCTTATGTATTTATTAAAAACCTGCTGTGCAATCTTTAAATAATCATTTACCGTTTTTAATTCCTCAACTAATTTTTTTTTCTTTTTATTCCAATCCTTCAATTTTTGTATCTGGATCATTTCTTTTATACATTCGTTTTTTAAACAAAACTTTTGCAAGGTGTTGAAGGGTGTAAATTCTTCTTTGCAATTAAAACATTTCTTCGTGTTTTTCATCGTTCTATAAATTTAAAAATGTGTTCAATTATTGGTAGTGTCCAACCGTCACCAAGTAAACTACCTGCCTTTGCTGTTGTTAAAATGTCGCAATAGTTATCCGGAAAACCTTGTAAACGACACATTTCAATTTTGTTTAAAGTTCTTACAAATTCTTTTTCATAAATAATATTTATAAATTCTCTTTTTGCTCGTTTTTTAATGCTTTCTTGACTTTTACAAACTCGACTTTCACTTTCTAATAAAGCAAGTGCTTTTATTCGTTCAACTTGTCCACTTGTAATAATGTCTTTAAATAATATTCCCAAATCTTTTGGTTGTGGAATATCAGTAACAATATCAAACATTGTTTTTTTATTTTTTATGTTGCTCCAGTAATAACGATCGCGTAATTGTGCTGTTAATAATTTTGAATTTATTCTTGCAGGATATACACCTAACTTCCTGGACATTATTCCAACGTCTAATTTTGACGCGCTTCCAACATTTTCTTGTAAAAATAAAACCTTTGGATTAAGTTTTTTAATGTGTTCTAAAATTTCTACAAACACGAAAAACAAACTGCTTTTACTTCCGTTAATTCCTGCTCGTTTTCCTGCTCCGCTTAAATCTTGACAGGGTGAACCACTTAAAATTAAATCAATGCTTTTCCAATCAATGTCCCATTCTTTCCATTTTGTAACATCTCCAACTTGGATTGTATCTGGAAAATGGTGTTGCGTTAATTCTATTGCATACGGTTTAATTTCACTTGAATAGTATTTATTTACTTTTATTCCTACGTTTTCAAGTGCTTGTCTTCCTGTGTTCATTCCATTAAATAAAGATACTACGTTCATAGTTCCACGTTGTTAAATTCTATTATTTTTTTTAAGTCTTTTACGTCCTGCTTCAACTCTAAATTTATATGTTGCAAGTCAAAATTTATTTGTCTGGTTGTCCTAAATTCTTTTTCTAAAGTTTGATAAACAACCATTGCTTTTTTAATTTCATATAAACTTTGTTCCATTGAATTAATTAAATCAATTCTGTTTGGATGTTTTGTTTTTATTTCCTCAATGCTAACTTGTAATTTTATACAGGTGTGATTAAGATTAATTCTGCTTGTTAATAATTCAAGTTCCATTTTAAAAAGGGTTAGAGTTTGTTTTATTTGTTGGTCTAAATTCCGCAATTACGTCTTTTCCATAAACTTTAAAACCTAACCCGTAGTTATACTCACAATATACAGGGTCGTTTAATCCTGTGTGTTTTCCTCCTGTATCAATATCTTTGATTTTTTCAGTAGAAACCCAAGTTACAAATTTCATTGTTTCGTGCTTAATCAACCTGTGCACAACCAACATATCGTCGCACCTGTTTGTAAACGCCTTTCCTCCTTCTACGTGATCTTTCAAGGGTGCTTTTAAATGTCCCTTAAATTCACCTTCGGTGTAAATATTAGAACTCCTTCCACTTTCGGTGTTTGGGTGTGTATTTATGTAAATTGTCATTCCTGTTTTATTTACAAATTGCCTCGCTGCGTTCATAAAATTATAATTTCCCTCATAACTCATATTTCTATCAAGTCCAGTAAAAGGATCAATTAGCGCAACATCGCATTCGCTTTCCTCAAAGATTTTAAATAATTCCTCGTGCTTGTATAACCTGTCGTTTTTTACAAATGTAAAGTATTGTTCTAAATAAGTGCTGTAATTTCTTATTTCATCGTGGGTTAATTGTTTAAAATTTAATCCCGAATACATTTGTATTAAGTCCCTTAAAATTTGCCCGTGCTGGTTCTCCCCGCTCCAGATAACAAACTTTAATTTATGTTTTAAAGCAAGTGCTAAAAAGTACCAGTTTATAAAATATGTTTTACCAACATTGTCGTGCCCTAAAATAATATTTACCTGTTTTTTTTTAAACCTTATAAATTCATCTAAACCGCAACCAAGTTCCAAGCCGTGTTTTATTTTTCCGTCCCTGTAGTTTAACAGGTATTCAAGTGCGCTTCCGTTATGTAATAAGTCCATATTTTCTCGCTTTTAATTCCTCTGGTGAAATACCTTCGGATGTTGGTTTGTTTTTCTGTAGCCATTTAACCGCAGTTAAATATAAACTTTTGTATTTGGTGTTTCCTTTGTAATTTTCGATATCGTTTAAAATATTGTCAATTTGAGTAATTGTGTGAGTTTCTAATAACTTTTTAAATTCATCTGTAGTTATAAATAAGTGTTGAAATTCCCTATATATGTTTTCTTTATTATTCTTATCATTCTTGTTTGTTGTTAGTTGTTTGTTAGTTGTTTGTTGTTTGTTTGTTAGTTGTTTGTTAGTTGTGTTATTTTCATCTTGGTAACAATCATATTTACAGATCGTTATCATCGTAAATTTGTTTGTTGATTTTACGACAATTTCATTTGTAAACTCAAACTTTTTTAATAAAGTCCGAACGACCTGCAAACTCAATTTTGTATCTTTTGAAATCGTCTGCGCTGAACTTATAAATTGCCCTTTTTTAATTTTGTGTCCTTGCCAATTACCGTCTTTGTGGTTTGCCTTTAACAGCATATAAACAAATAATTGTACTGCTTCTGGTTTCTCAAACCATTGCCAGTTTAAAAACTGCCTGTGTATTTTAATCCAACCTTCCATTTTTTTTATATTTTTCGTTAATAATTAAGGGTGTTGTATTCTTCCATTTAATCGAGTGGTGTAATCTAATGTTTTTAACTCCGTACATCATTTTTATTTTAACCGAACTTGGGTGCATCATTACACTATGAAAACTTTTAACATACGTTCCACTATCCAGATACAAATCAGTCATTCCACCTGTAGAACCTTGCGTGGCGGCTTGGTGTAAAATAATATTGGTTAAAGTAAAGAATAAATCGCCCCTGCTTCCCAAAGTTGTATAGGTATTTACATCCTCGTTAATGCTACCAATAAAGTTAAATGGTCTTTCAGTTGAACAAAAAAAAGAGTTCATTGCTTTTCGTTTTAATTTTATGCCACCAAACCCCCCGATATGGTCGCCACCTTGCGAAAAACAAATGCTTTTAATATTACAACTTTTATAATAATCAAGTGTCAAAGAAAATATTTTATCAAGGTTATTTATTATTTTTTCACCTTCAAAATACCTGTAGCCAAAACCATTATAATCGTCATCAAATTGCACAAAATATGTTATATTTAATTCTTTTGCAAGTTCAAAACAATAGTTTCTTGCGTGCAAAATAACTTTTCTATTGTCAAAATTATTGCCCTCATCAACTTTATCCGCCATTGCTTTTTTATCAAAAACTTTAACAATTCCAGAACCAAAATTACGAACGTACTGGTCTGCGGTTTTGTCTTCATTATCAATGATTAAATAAATCTTACCAGAGTAACCCCTTTTTTTTAATAGTTTAAAAGTCTTTACATTATTTGGTCGTCCGTGTGATAAAATAAACACGGCAAAATCTTCATTCTCCATACTCTTCGAGGTATTGTGTTCTTATTTCATCACATAAATTAACGTATCCAAATTCAATTGCTTGTTTAAAATCAATTATAACCAGTGCGGAACGCTCCATTAAATATTGCATTTCCTCACTTGAATTTGCATAATAATCTGCAATTTTTTCATAGTTAAAAACGCTGTGCCTGTGGGCGGCAGAAATTAAAAACTTTTTTTCCTCAATGCTTAATTTTGATCTATCAATTTCATTTATTAACCTGTGTGTTTTTTCTTTATTGACTAATTCTAAAATGTGAGGTTTTACATTTTTTGGCTCATATATTGGCGAGGCAATTTTTGAGGTGTATTTTTTGTCGTCTTCGTTGGGTTTAAA